GTTTCATTCTGGTGAGCATGATTATTATTATGAAAAGACCGGAGAAACTTCATTTAATTCCATCACTAATAAAATGGAAAACATTAGTGTAATGAAAAATGGTCCTAATCATACCGCAAAGTTTGACTTAGAAGGATATCAAGCACATAGTGAAAAAATTGATGTTGGACTAAGACTTTTTGGAAAATATTTTCGATCTTTATGGTCCTAGCGTATGTACATTAATTGCAAATAAGGATATAATTACTCTACAGTCAAACAAAAGGAGTAGTTATGAATTACACTGAAGATCAAATCGCTGAAGTTCGTAATATTCTTGGTGCTCTTGTAGAAGAATTAAGTGATCAACAGATTTCAAACATGCTTGACATTATGCAAGCTTGTGACTTTAACAAAGATCTTTTTGATAAGGTGGTGTCCTAATGCGTAATAAGCGTAAGTACATGATCCGCGTTTTCATGCCTAATGGTAAGATGACTCTTGATGTATTTCCTAATAAGGATGACGCCGAAGCAATGGTTCAAATCATTAACTTTTCGCGTAAGACTACCGGTTGCTGGGCTCGGTTTGAAGGAGTTGCAAAGTGAACCGCGATGACATCATCCGAATGGCAGATGAGGCAGGGCTGAGGGTTGCTCCTGTATCTGGAGACACCCACCCTAACAATGTCTATTGGCATGAGGTTGAACGCTTTGCTAATCTGGTCGCCGCTGTCGAGCGTGAGGAATGTTGTGCAATCGTTTATGGGCAATGCGGATCAGACAATGTAGCGCAACGAACTGTAGATGCTATCCGAACAAGAAGCAAGTAATGAGTCGCTATTATTATTGGATGGACAATAATTATCCTCAGTTGCTAAAGTTCCTTGACCAGTTTACTCTTATAGAGTGGGCTTTTGTAATTGCTTTAACATTTAATTTAATTTTAGGTTAATTATATGAGTCTTATTGGATTAATTGTTTTGTGTATTGTAATTGGTATTTTTATTGGTAAACTTAAATAAAGGAAAAGAAATAATGAGCAAAGAAAAGATTTGGGTTGATCCTCCGAGCGGTTGGACATATGGTTTTCCAAAGCTATGGGATCAAGAAGGTTGTTGTACTCAATGGCTTGTTGATAACGGTTATCCTCAATCCGAAATTGATAAGCTAAATGATAATTTTTATTGCCGTATGTGGGTTGCCACTGGAACTGAAGAACTAACTTAATATTACTTGGTGACATATGAAAGCCGAAATTAAAATGGTAATTGATATTCCAGAAGATTTTGATTACCTTGAAGGTGGAGTAGAAGATTCTGCTTGGATTGCAATTAAGCATTTTGCGGAATTGCAACATCGTGAAAAGGCAAAAGCCGAAAGCTCAAATGCCGAACTTTCATTTTACCATGAAACATGGGCAAATGTCATTCGTAATGCAAGTTGGTCTTATAAAGAAGCATAAAATGAATATTGAACTAATTGAAAAGCACCAAGAATTAATTATTAAGCGTATGCGTCTAGATCGTTTCTTTTCTGATTTTCTTTCTGAAAATGAACTAGATGATAATGATACAAATACTCAAGAATGGAAGATGTACAAAAATAAGATTAAAGAATATAATGATCTATCTTATTCAATTAAATCAACTGAATATAAGTTAAAGAATAACCGATGATTACCGAAAATAATATTTTTAAAAATTCAAATGAATTTTCTCTTCATATTGAAAAGATTGTTCTAACAACTAAATTGACTCACATGGAAGCAATTCTTAAGTATTGTGAAGATAATCTACTTGAACCTGACGAAATCTCTAAGATGATAAATAAATCTCTTAAAGAAAAGATTGCATGCAATATGCGAGAACTGAATTTCTTGCCAAAAAAATCTACTATTGATCTATAAGATATATTATGGATGGCTTTAAGGCTTATCGATTTTATCTTGCGCTTAAGCTTCACTTTACTACTGAAAAGTATAATGTGTTTGAATCAAAAGGTGCGGTAAAGGCTTCACGTGATAAATTCAATCTTAGAAACGATCATTATATTTTCGAAAAGTTTAGTAGAAAGTTTAATGTCGATAAAGATTTGATTCAATTTATGGCTTGTAACTTTATTTACGGCAATCAAAACTTTATCTATTCAGGCTCTGAAGCAGAAGATAATCATGTTGAATGGCAACGCCGTAAACAATCGATTACTAAGATTTTATTTGATGATTGCTCGACTATCTTAAATCAAGTAGAAGAACATGATTTAAATGGAAAAGACGTTTTTTATTGTACAAAAAATAATATTCCATATATAATTAACTTGTATATGGCAAAAAAGATTTGTATTGAGTCAATTCGAATTCTTGATGACTTTATACATTTTATTCCAGAATGGAGATCGCATACAAATATGAATCTTCTTTTTGGTGATGATATTCGACGTATTGAAAAGTCGATTGGTTTTATCAAATATCGTAATGAAAAGGTTATTCCTATTATTTCTAATCTTCAAAGGGAGTTGTTGTTAAATCAAAATGGGTAATACATATCGCAAGCAAATTCGTCGGTTTGACGATGATCAACAAAGCAGTAGAAGTGGTAAACACAATCATACAAATAATCGTCGTCATGGCGGTATTCCAATTATTAATGAATATGCCGATTGGAAAGACGAAGATTTTGATGAATTGATTGATGATATGTTTAATTCTATTGATGAAGAAGAAAATTAGAAATACACCGCAAATATACAATAATACTACGCTAATACTACGTTTATACAAGGAACTAATATGGATCTCAATTCACTACGCAAGATGCGCAACTCTGACTTTTCAAAGATTGCTCAAGAATTTGAAAAGACGGTAAATCCACAACAGACCCAATCATACGAAGATACCCGATTCTGGAAGCCTGAGCGTGATAAGTCAGGTAATGCTCAAGCCACTATCCGCTTCCTACCTCGCACCGAAGGTGATGAACTACCTTGGGTCAAGATCTTCTCTCACGGTTTCCAAGGCCCAGGTGGCAAGTGGTATATTGAAAACTCACTTACTACTCTTGGTCAAAACGATCCAGTTGGTGAACTAAACGCTAAGCTTTGGAACTCAGGTTCTGAAGCAAATAAGGATCTTGCCCGTAAGCAAAAGCGCCGTCTTCACTACATCGCCAATGTTCTAATTGTGTCAGATCCAAAGCATCCCGAGAATGAAGGCCAAGTAAAGCTATTCAAGTTCGGTAAGAAGATCTTTGACAAGATCATGGACAAGGCTCGTCCAACTTTTGAAGACGAAGAACCCGTAAACGTCTTTGATTATTGGGAAGGTGCTAACTTCAAGCTTCGCATGAAGACGGTTGAAGGTTATCCCAATTATGACCAATCAACTTTTGCTGAACCAAGTGCAATTGCTGATGATGATGAAGAAATTCTAGCCATCGCTAAGCAACAACATAAGCTTTCTGAGTTTCTTGATGCTAAGAACTTTAAGTCATATGATGAACTAAAGAAGAAGCTTGACATGGTTCTAAATGGTGACTTTGTTGGTATGACAGCAGAAGAAATTGCAGAACAAGAAGATCGTCCAGTGATGGAAGCTCCTCAACCCGCTGCTAAGCCACCAGTTAAGGTTGCTAGTAAGCCAGCTAAGGAACCTTCGGTGACTGACGATGATGATGACGTTTTATCATACTTCCAGTCTTTGACCGAAGACTAAGATCTTAGTTTAAACAAAACAGGTCAGAACTTTTTTGTTCTGACCTGTTTACTTTTATTGTGTTTGTTGATATAATTATTCTATGATGAATAAAGAAACAAACATGAACAAGATTGAACAAGCCGTTGCACCTCTAAAGAATGATGCAGTGAAGCGCGCTGAAGAACAAGGTCGTGCAATGATTGCTCATCACCTTGAAAATCTTGAAAAGGCTGGTTGGGATCTTAACATTGCCGCACCACGACCCCACACAAAAATGGATCGTCAGACCTATAAGCAAATGCTTGCTTTGCATGAAACGGTTCGAATGCTTACTAAGTCAAAAGAAACTGGTAGCCGTCGCATAGGTGATCCGGATTTTCGTGTGCGGAATCCCGAAGCCGAAGATCGTATGATCAACCAAATCAAGCACGATGCCGGTTTTCAATATGACATGTTCGTTGCAAAGCTAATCAAGAAGATTGGCGATGTCGATGAAGCTTCTCTTTCCGGTAATTACGTCTGGGGTTATTCACTCCTAACCGTGAAGAAAGGTGATCAAACCGAAAATTGGAGAACTCAACAAATCATTAACGTATCTGTTCTTGGTAAAGTCTTCAACCAATGGCCTACTCGTAAAGTTAAGTGAAAGGAAACTATATTATGCAAAGTCAATATGATGCTCGTCAACTAATTACTCGATCGATTATTGGTGACTATATTGCAAATGGTGTGACTCATCAACACATTATCGATTCAGGTTATTGCCTTGACGCTCCAGATCGTTTTCCTTCTGGTTCTGTGTTTTTTGGAAAGTACAGTAATGGTCCTGTTATGCTTACCGTTTCTCGTCAACGTTAAGCAAAACGTGATCTGTTAAAAGACATTAAACTCGAATCAGTATTTCTAATTGGTGTTTTAATAATAGCATTTTGTGAACTATTATTTACTTGAGTTGGAGCGCTGACAATTGTTGGTGCAGCTGAAACTGAATTTGTATTCATTGCTGCAGTTTTATTTTCCATTGATCTGTCATAAACTGCCTTACCAATATTTGGTGTTAATTGTTGTGCATTTCC